TCTGGCTTGAATGGCTCAACTGGCTCTACGGAAACCAATACAGCGCATATATCGCCGCGACGGGCCAGGTCGAGGACATGACGCCTTTTGTCCAGAGGGAACAGAAGAACGTCTACAACCGGCAGCTTCCGGTTGTCCGGCAACTCTGGGGGCAGATCATATACGCGCACTCTTTCTTTATCGCGCCGAACACGACCGAGCCCGAGGACATCAAGGCGGCAAGGCTCGGGTCTATGGCGATCGAACACACAAACACATGCTCGGAGCGGCGGTTCCGGCAGAAGATCAATCTCGCCAAGCTCTGGGCTCTCATTCTCGGCCAAGCGTTCTGGAAGGAATGGTGGAATCGTGATCTTGTCGGCTTCCACGTCGACGCGAGCGGCGAGATCGCACCGGACCAGGGCGATGTCGACTTTGATTTTGTCAATCCGTTCAACGTGAGGCCCGACCCGCTCGCTCTCGGCAGGGACGGCTGGCGGTATTTCATCGAGGGGAAAAGAGTCCCCGCATCATCCCTTGAGCAGGAATTCGGGCTCGACAAGGGAAAACTCCCGCCCGACCCGCTCGCCAAGGACTGGTATCAGCCGAATATCACCGGCAAGATGACGCCCCCGAAAGAGGATTCCGTTATCCGAATGGAGCTATGGGAGAGGGCCTCCCCCGGCTATGAGAAGGGCCGGTTTATGGTCATGGGGGCGGGATGGCTTTTCCATGACGGGGTGAATGTGAATCCCCCCGGACCGGACAAAAAGCCCCAGATCGGCTACTTCCAGATTCCCGGCGTCCTCCCGATCCTCAATGACCAATGGTATGACTCCGTAATCCGTATCACCCAGGCCGCTCAGCGCCAACTCAACAAACTGCAATCAATCGTTGACGAATACATAGACCATTTCAAGCCGAAGGCGATGATCCCCCGGAACTCCCTTATCGGCGAGGAACTCCGGGCCTTCACCCGGGCCGGGGTCGAGTATGTCATCTTCAATCAGATGGGAGGCGGGAACCCTTACTGGGTGAACCCCCCGCCGATCCCCGATTCAATCATCATGAAGATCGGTCAGCTTGAGCGGGAAATAGAGACCGCCGCCAACATGCGCGAGGTGAGCTTCGCCAAGCTCCCGAAATATGCCTCCCGAGCGTCGGCACAGCTGTTTCGGGGCCTCAAGGAGCAGGATGAAGTGGTCCTGACGCCTCAACTTGACGAGGTCGACGCGAATCTTTCGGCGGCCCATAAGTTCAGGCTTCAACTTATCCAAGACCATTACGACACGAAACGGATGATAAAGACGGTCGGAAAGAACAAGCAGACGCTTATCGACGCTTTTGAGGGCGCGGAACTCAACGACAACACCGATGTCAGGGTGAGATCCGGGGTCGACCTTTTCTCGAATCGGCAGCAGAAAGAGGAAATCGTCATGACCTTTGTCGAGAAGGGGCTCATCAAGGACCCCAAGGAAGCCCTTGAGCTTCTGGATCGCAAGGACATGGAGGAATTCATCGAGGAGCAATTCATCGACGAGCGTCAGGCCGAGCGCGAGAACGAGATGATGAAGCAGGGCAAGACGTATCCCGATGTCTCGATGGAGCATGACGAACACGCGATTCACTACCCAAAGCACAACCTTGTGAGAAAGAGTGACGAGTTTGGGTCCTGGTCGGAGAAATCCCAGGGCTGGCTACTTGAGCATCTAAATAAGCATCAAGAAGCGTTAAATGCGCCGAGCGCGGGTAAAGGGGCGGGGAAGACAGAAACCCCGCAGACCGCGACCGCGCCGGCTGCGCCGGGGGAAATCCCGGCATACATCATGGCGGAACTGGCTAACGAAGCCGGGACGCCAGAAGGAGGAGGTATTTAATCTATGGAAAAGTCGAATGAGGAACAGGCGGTAAAGTCATCCGCTACGGAAGCGACTGTCCAGCCGTCCGAGAAGGCGACTCCGAAAAGCATGAGAGAGGCCATCAACCTCTTCAACGAGGATCAGGCGAAGTCTGCCGAAAAGGCAGGGGCCAAGCCGTCCGAAGAAGAGGAGAAAGGCCAGGGCAAAGAGAAAAAAGAACCCTGCCCAGAATGCGAGAAGAGCGACGAGGAGCTGTTAGGCGAGGGAACGCCCCTCTACATTGTGGACAAAGACGGCAAGAAAACGCCGCTCAAGTTCAAGGCGGACGGAAAGGAACACTCGCCGGACTCGATCGAAAAAGCCCTCATGTATATGAGTGGCGGAGTCCATGCAAACACCCGTCTTGAGGAAATCAACCAGGCGGCGGAAGTCTTGAAGGCGATGTTCGATGCAATTAACTCCGGCAAACTCCAGCCCGGCCAGCTGAAAGGCGACGGCAAAAGGGCAGAGGAGGAAAAGGAGCCGGAGGAGGACCTTTCGACCCTTGACCCGGACCTCAGGAAAGAGGTCGAGATAAGGAAAGGGCTCCAAAAGGAACTAGAGAAGCAGAAGAAGGACACCCAGTCTCTCAAGACTTTCATGGCGAGCAGACTGTTTTCCGAGGAGAAAAAGTCCATCGACACCGAGATTGAGAAACACAAGAAACCCTATTACCTTGCAGCGGACACGCCGAGCATGGTGACGAGGATCTGGGGGCTTCTCCGGAAAGTGGACGAAAAGACCAAGCAGCCGACATACACAGTCGAAGAGGCCATGAAGGAGATCCACAACGAGGAACTTTCGCGGTTCAAGAAATTCGTGAAAGAACACCCGGAACAGCAAGACAAGGAAGCGATCATCTCGGACTTCATCAAAACCCGGGAGGAGAAGAACGCGGCCCCAGTCGGTTCCCCATCGGGAGCTCCGGCGGGAGGTGCGCCGACCGGTGAGAAGAAGGCGAAGTATAAGAGTCTCCGGGAAGCGGTCGCCGACGCGAATGTCTGGCTCGAAGAGCAGAAGAGGGCAGCGAAGACACTATGACAAGAAGGAGGCAACATGTTTGACATTGCCACAGAAACAAAACTGTTCAACGACTTCATCAGTCCGGGCGTGATCGGCCAGATTTTCGCCCAGTCGAAGATCGAAGGAGTGATCAAGAAGTCCGACAAGGAAGTCTTGGGCGGTATGATCGCTAAGCAGAAGGTTATGGTCGGGGCCTCTCAGGCCGCCAGGGCCGCGTCCGATTCAGCCTACCCGGCTGCGCAGCAGTCGACGCCTGAGGAAACCCTCATCAAGCTCAAAAGAGCGATGATGTTTTCTATCAAGTTTGACGGCTTCGCCCTTGCGGTGGCAGCCAAAGGCGGAACCCCGCTTGATCCCTACGAGTTCGAAAAGCAGGGAATCTTGATGACGGTCATCGACGACCTGAGCCGGCAGTTAATCTCAGACGGCTCGGGCCATGTAGCGCAGGTGAACGGCGCGGTCACCGCAAGCCCACAGGTTTTTATTGACAGCCCCTACTGGACGAAGTTGAAGCGGTTCCTGAAGAAGGACAGGATCATCGACATTTACAACGCCGCTCATACGAAGCAGGTCGACTCCAACAAAATCGTCGCCGTTGTTTCAGACGGCGAAATCACTCTCACGGGTACACCAAGCTGCGATGACGATGCCTGGATCATGAACGAGGACACCTACGCCGCCAGCGAAGGCGCAGGAACGGGCGAGTGCATGGGGCTTCTCGGGATTTGCAGCAATCTGGACCCCCCGTATCCCAACGCAGCCGTCGGGCTCCAGGGTCTTTTGGTCGCGAACTATGCCGACTGGGCGGCCATCGTCAAATCCAACGGCGGGGTTGATCGGCCCCTCTCGGAGGACCTGCTCATCTCGGCCATCGACGAGATCGAGGGCGGCATGACGACCGCCATGCTCATCACCCTAAAGACCCGGCGGGCATGGGCAGCCTATCTCAGGAACTTCAAGGTGAGCGACAAAGAGGTTCTCTGGGGAGGCTTCAGCGGCCTGCCGTTCTATTACGACGGCAAAGTCATCCCGATGGTTCCCGACAAGTTCGTTCCGGACGGCACGATTCTCGGCCTGGACGAGGACAAGCTGACCATCTATGTCACCAAGGAAGGCCAGGAAATCACCTGGGAAAAGGGCAGAGACGGCAGTTTTCTTCAGAAGGTTGCCGGGAAGAACGAGTATGTCGCTGAGGGACACATCTTCCAGAACATGGGCGTCTCCGTGAGAAAAGCCTTCTGGAAGGTCACGGACATTCAGGAGCCTTTGACCTAAAGAGCGAGTAGAGGGGGCGGGCAACCGCCCTCTCGATTTTAACCAAGGAGAAGGCCGTGTATACCGCACCGCAATGGTTTACAACCGAGCTTCGGACTTTTGCGCCCGGGGCCTATGCCCGATACTTCTCGCGCTATAACAAGTTCATGATTGTCAGGGACTACTTCAAGCGGATGCCGGGGATTACCGAGTATATCCCGGAGCTAGGAAAGCACGTCATTGTTGAGGAAGTCTTAGAGGACAAGAAGCACAGGCCCATTCAGCCGGTCAACTGGGCGAGGATTCTCAGGGCTCTCAGGCTTATGCGTTATTCCAGAGTCAACATCAAACTTGAACGCGCCCTGAAAGTGATTGATGTGCGAGAAGCGAAAAGAGTCTGGGATTGGGAGCTCGAGAATCAGCAGAGGGCGAGAGACTTCCATAAACAGGTCAGGAAGCTCGAAACGGCCAAAACATTCAGTTAGGAGGTAAAACATGAGTCCAAGCGGAATCAACCTTGCTTATTCAAAGCAGGAGCTTGAACTTCACGGGATCCCGGTTCTTCTTTACGCCGGGGCGATCTCAGGGGACGGCAACAGCGAGGCAGGCCAAGTCTATGTCGGCTACTTCAAGGAAGGAAACTTCTATCTCGATGTCACAGCCTTCGCGCCGACAAGCGTCGCTTTCACCATCGAGACGAAGGGTCCGGATGGGAAGTGGTATACCCTTGTGAGCTTCACAAGCGTCACCGGGGTCACCAAGGAGATGAAGATTCTCGCAGCCAATCTCGGCGAGTATATCCGCCTTGCCTGGGACCACACCGGAACCGGGGCCGTCACGTTCAGCTGCTACGGCTACTTCAAGAAATGAGGCAGATGGGGAGAGGCCGAAAGGCTTCCCCCCTATTTGCTGAGGAGGAAGTATGTGGACAGAACTCACTATGTATAGCGGGACGGTTACGGGGGACGGCGACACAAAGGCGAATCCGATCGACGTCCATGATTTCAAGGGCGGGGCGTTTACCATAAAATGCGCGGCCATCACCGGGGGGACGCTCACGGTCAAAGTCATGACCTATGACCCGATCACCGCTGCCTGGTATGAACTCGCGGCCTTCACCGCCCTCAGCGCAGCCGGGCAGGAGAGAAAAGTCGTCTCCGCCGACATCGGGACGAAGATCGCCCTTGAGTGGACCTATGCCGGGACGACTGCCACTTTCCAGGTCGGGGCGAACCTGAAAGACATTTAGGGTGAAACATGAAGCGCGGCGAACTGAAGCATTACATCAGGATACTGGCCGATGAACTCACAGAGGCCCCCGAGGGCCTGTTTTACGACATAGAGCTCGATATCCTGATAAACGTCTCTCAGCAGAACGTGGCTGTCGCGCTTGCGCCCTATATTCCTTGGGCGATCACCAAGACGTTCCTGATTTCGACGACCGCCCTGAAGCGGGAATACATCATCGAGACGGACCTCAGCGTTGCGGACTTCTTTATGATGCAGGGGATCTTCCACAACGAGTCAGGCTATAACCCGAAGGAACTGATTTTTCTCGAAAGAGACCAAGTTATCCAATATCGGGTTATCGGCCAGACGGAAGAGCCAAAGGCATGGTCATGGAAATCGGCGGGTGTCATCGCTTTGGATCCCACGCCGCCGGCTACAGTCGCGGACAAGTATGAGGGAGTTTACATTCCTCTTTTCAAGGATCTCAACGACGACGCGACTCATGACCCGGCCACGGACAAATACGCCATCCCCTTCAACGGCTCGACCACGCTGACGCCGACACACCCGCTCATCGCGGCGGAGGTTCTCAAACAATGGGCTATCAGGGCCGGGGGAGAGGCTGGTGATATTGACACGATGTATGACCGGATAAAGGAGAGCGTCCTTTTCACCATGACTCAGGCGCAGGGAATAACCCATAGAGGGAGACCGAATATTACGGAGATCATCAAGACATGAGACAAGGCTTTTCGGCGAGAGGACTTCACTCCTTCCCTATCCGAAGTTTCGGCGGGACGGTAGATGAACTGTCCTCCGCGACCGCGCTTCCCGAGGGGAATGTCCTCAAGTCCATAAACTTCAGGCCGCACAGGGACGGCGTCAGTCGAGTCAAGAGAATGGGCTATTCACCCTTTGACAGCTTTTATGATTTCAACTCGGAGCCCATCCGGGGGCTTTTCGATTATTGGGACGAGAACCAGGTCAATAGATACGTCGTCATCACATCAAAGAAAATCTTCAGCCGGGCAGCCGGGGCGGGTTCCTGGACTGAGCTTTACTCTCAAGCCACAGAGCTTGCCTGGCCGGTCAAGCCGGGGGTTTTTGTGAGAGAAAGGCCCATCGTAGTCGGGTTCGACACAAACCTCATGATTGAACCGACGACCGTTTACGGACTCGGAATCGAGGCCCCAACGTCCGCGCCAACGCTTGCAGAGGGGATAGCCGGGAATCTCACCGGCACATTCAAATACGTCGTGACTTATATGCGGAGCGGCAATTACATGGCCGAAAGCAATCCCTCCCCCGAATCCTCTCCCATAACTGTCAGCGGAAAGAAAATCGATCTTTCTTCTATCGCGGTCTCTCCAGATCCGAAGGTCGACAAAAAGAGAATCTACGGGACGACACCCGGGGGGGCGATTTTCTTCTGGAAAGCGGACATAGACAACGCCGTGACTGTCTACACGGATGACATAACTGAGCTTGGGGCTCAGCTGAGCTACGACCGCTTCCCGCCACCCGTCGCCGTCTGTGCCGAGGTCTGGGACGATAGGCTTTGGCTCGTCCCGAAGGACTATCGAAACCAGCTTCACTTCACAAACAAGAACACTTCCGAGGAAATGGCGAATGCCAATATAGTTCAGGTCAAGGGCCAAGACTCGGACGAGATCATGATGATAAGGGTCTATGACAAATGTCTCTATGCCCTCAAAAGGAAACGGCCTTATCGGGTAGATAAAATCGGCGATTCATCCTATGAGCTTACTCCCCTGGACTACATTTCGGGGACAGACGCCCCGGCTTCAGTTGCCGTGGCCGGGGGTCTCCTTATGTGGTATTCAAAACGAGGCCTTGAAGTCTTTGACGGCAAGACTCTTTTCCGCCCGCCCGTCTCGGACAGACTTGCCGTCACGATGGCAACCATAAATCAAGCGGCGATCGCCAAGGCTTTCGGCACGATAAACGAGAAATGGGATGAATACTGGCTTGTGGTCCCGACCGGGGCTTCGACGGAACCGGACCTTCTCATCGTGTTCGATTATCTTGCAGGGAAGCTCTCAACGTTTTCTTTCGCCCATAAACTGACGGCCATGCACAACCTGAGAGATGCGATGGCGAGGCTCCAATTCATAACGGGGACATCTTCGGGCGATCTTTTCATCCAGGATTCAACGTTTCTCGATAACGGAACGCCCATACCGGGGAGATTCCAGACGGGGCATTTTCTCTGCCAATCAGACGCCAAGGGAACCTGGAACAAGCTCAGGAGGTATTTCGGCGAAACAATTTGCCCCCAGGGGAGCAGGGTGATCTTGAATATCTATGCCAACGAGAGAAGGCTGCCGAGCGCATCTCTTTATCTCGGGGGCTCCACCCCCTCAGACAATGACCCCCAGAGAGAGGTCGTGATGCGGAGAAAGAACCTCGGCGTCGGCGGGGTTTATTTCAGCCTTGAATACGTCCATGACGAGGCGGTGGACGGGGAAGTAAAGGTTCTCCCTGCTCAGCTTTATTTCAAAGATAAGGTTTGGAAGAAGGACATAGAGGCGGACTAGATGGATTATAGAGAATTTTTCTCGACGGCCCGGGCGGGGAAAGGCATGAGGGCGGGCTCAATCACGGGCATTTCTTTGACCGAAGATCTCCTCATCAGGGAGATCGCCTATGGATTTCAAGAGGTCGTCTCCCCGGGTCGTGACGTTATTTTTTCATTCTATGTTCCAGAAAACACGGCGAGAATTGATTCTCTAAAGCTAAATCTTTACTTCCCCGGGTTTCAGCAGGGGGACTATCCTTCAAACTCGGGCATCCTTTATGTGCCTTGTATCGACAGGGCTTGCCTTGAATACAAAGATGGGGCCTTCAGCATCATTCTCGCGGTCGATTATGAGGTGGGAAATTCCTGCGCTGGTGGAAGTTATTACTGGGCCAGGCTTTTTTCAAGGTTCAACATCTCTTCGCTTCGCGGATTAAAGCTGAAGGTATGCGAGCTTAGGTGGGCGATTGCCTCTAAGTCGGTTGTCGGCAGCGGGCCGAACACCCAGGTTCCCCTGCGTCTTCATGCCATCAATGATTATGGAGCTCTGGATAAAGACGACTGGGGAGCGACGGCCCAGGTCGATTACGGCGATGTCAATGTTTACACAGACACGGTCGGGCTCGTTTATTCAAAAGACGTTAAAACAAGGGTTCAGGCCCTAATTGACGCGGCGGAAAATCATGCGGCCTTCAGGTTTAAGGCGACCACCGAGAATACCGACACGGCCAACGCAAACTCCTATCACCTGAATGAACCACTCCTCTACTGCGAAATCGAGGAAGATACGGCGTCGAAAGTCGGGATTTATGCCAACGATGGGCCGGGCTTTGGGGACATGCTCGTTTCATTCAGCGAAAACAAAGAAGAGATAGGCCTTCAGGAATACTTCAGCGGGGTCGGAAAGAAGCAGATAAAGCTCAGCGCCTTGAGGTCAAGAAGGATTGAGGTCTTGGTAAGAATGGGAATCAAGCAGAAGGGAGGGGCGGCATGAACTTTGAATTTGTCAGGGGCGATGATCAGATCCTTGCCCTTGCATTCACGCTAGATGGTGTCCCGAAGGACATCACCGGATGGACGATATTCTTCACCGTAAAAAAGAAGGTCGAGGACGATGACGCGGATGCAGTTATCAAGAAAGAGATTACGACTCACACCGACCCGATGAATGGAAAAACAGAGATTCCGATTCTGGACACCGAGACAGACCCACTCGACGGGGTTTATTTCTATGATGTCCAATACAAGGATACCTTGGGGATCATAAAGACAGTCATGCTCGGCACGATGAGTTTTCTGAAGGACGTGACCAGGAGGATAACAGCTTGAGTCTGAACAGCGTAATCGTCAACATCAGCGAGAAGGCGGCAACAGCCGTCAATCTAATAACGGCCATGCTGCCGAAGCCCTACGTTGACGTGCGCGATTATAGTTCATTTGCTGCCGCCGTCTCGGCCATTGGAAGCTCAGAGAAAACCCTCCTCATCCCGAACGAACAGGCGGTTTCAGCCGAAATTACCCTTCCGTCAACTTTAACACCGTGGTTTTTAAGGCCAGGTTGTTTGAATATTGCGGCCGGGGTTACGGTCACAATGCCACGGCCCGAGGCTGGTCGATATCAAATATTCAAGGGTTTAGGAACGGCCAAAGTTGAGCCACCCATAGATATTTATCTTGAATGGTGGGGAACGGGATGATGAATTATTAAGCAAGGCGGGGGAGGCTGCAACCTCCCCCTAACCTTCAGTAAGGAGTCGTAAATGAGAGACTGCAAGTCACCGAAGGCTGGTCTAATTTTAGCCTTTATCCTGGGGTTTTTTCTATCTTTTTCTCAGCCGGGGATAGCAGACGATACCCTTGCCAGGGCGATTGCCTCTATCGGCTCAAACGAAACCACGCTCCTCATCCCGAACGAGCAGGACGTCACCGCCGATCTCACCGTTCCGGTGAACATTACCCTCCGCTTCAACCAGGGCGGCTGTCTCGATATTGCAACCGGGGTCACGGTCACGATCAACGGCCATGTCGAGGCCGGGCTTTACCAGATTTTCTCATGGACGGGGACTGGCAAGGTCGTGTTCGGAGCGGGGGCGTTGGAGAAGGTCTATCCGCAATGGTGGGGGGCGAAGGGGGATAAGACAAGCGACGATACGGTGGCAATCCAGGCGGCGGTAGATGCCTGTCTTTATGACGTAGAACATCCACAGACATTGGCGGTGACGGGGCAATGCAAGTTAACGGCCTCAATTATCATAAACAGGCCTTTTGACAGCAGCATATCGCACGGTGCGTTTAGGATTATTGGCATGGGGCCGCAAGGTGGGTTTTACGTTTCTTCCGCGATTAATATGTTCAGTTCATCTCTGCCAAATGGAACCTATCCGGTTTCTGAGGCCATTTCCTTTGAAAATATCCAATTTGAAGCCTCAAACCCTGCTCTTGCTGCCTATGTTCTGGATGGAGATAAATTTCTTAGAATCCAATTTTTGAATTGTCGATTTTGTTATGTTAAATGCTTGACAGCAACTATTTATATTCAATCCATTTACTTTGCTAAGTGTATGATGAGGGAATGGGCGGGAACTTTTCTTAGTTCTGCGGCCGCATTTGACATTTCCCTTGAGGGGAATTTGATGGAATGGGGGGGAGCTCTTTGGGCCTGCACCGGTAATGTCCATGGAGGCCGATTTATAAATAATCTTCTCGAAGGATGCACGGGTCGGCCCATAGATTTTGCAGGAAGTGTAGGATTGGCTATTCATGGGAATTACATAGAACACAATGAATGTACATCTCCCTATGTAAAACTCGGAGTACCTAGCGGTGTGAGCGTATCGGGAAACGCTTTCCTGCTCACGGCAACCCAGGAAGCAGACCCGGCATTTTTTGCTGTTGAATGGACCGGGCCAATTACCGCTGGAATTTCTGCTGGAAACTATTGTAGCGGGAGGCTTAATAAATTAACTGGCGGAGTCACTGCCGGGTCATTTATGGCGATGGGCAATTATTCCCTAGATAGCCTAGCGCCGCAGCTTTCAGGGCTATCCGTTTACGCCAATAACGCGGCGGCCCTAGCGGGCGGGTTGACGGCAGGGATGCTCTACCGGACAAATGGCGACCCCGATACTGTTTGCGTGGTGCATTAAGGCGATGGCTAATTTAGTAAGTTAGGAGGTTAACATGCCACTTCCACTTTTAGCAGCAGGAGCAGCGGCAGGATTAGGGGCGGGAGCCGCAGGGGCTGGGGCCGCAGGTGCGGCTGGTGCGGCAGGGGCCTTGCCCTGGGGAACTATTCTTTCGATTATCCTCAGCCTTTTTGGCGGGGCCGTGGGGAAAAGCGAAGAGGAAAAGAAGCAGGAGGAACTCCAGAATCTGCTAAAGACGCTCAAGCAAGCCGGGATCAACCCCCCATATCAGAGCAAGAATATCGGGACATTCGACAACATCGTCGCCGAAGCCCTGGCCGCAAACATGGGCCGATATTCAAACTGGGGGCAACCAGCCGGCCAGAACATCGACCTGGGCTTTCTCAACGAATATCTAGCCAACCCCAGAGCCAATATGTCAACCGCCGCAACATTGCCGGGGGTCATTAGCCGGCCACCGCTTTTACCAGGAAGATTAGGCGGCGGCAGATAAGGAGGGCAACATGCCTTTGTATGAACCGAGGGAACCCGGAAGGGAGCCGACCCCGCGCCCCCTACCGACGCCGCCCGTGCCTACGCCACCCGTGCCAACGCCACCCTCCCCGGATCAAGAAGAGGATGACATAAGCGAACGGGGACGCTGTATTACTAATTGCAGAAGGCAGTATCCTCAGCGCCTGAGAGATCCAGAACAAGCTAGGGGATACGCGGAATGCGTGGCTGACTGTCGCCGTGAGACGCCGGGTCCAAAAGATGAACCTACTCCCGAATGCCCCGAGGGCAAGGGCAGGGCATACGAGGGCTGTCCCTGCGGCGAGGTTTACGGGACCTTCACGGGGAAATGCCCCCCCGGCTACAAGTTCCAGAAAATCGAAGGGGCGGCGGACCTCACCAAAGACGGGGCCAAATACAAAGAGGGGATGATCGGGAGATGCGTTTGCCAAAAAGCCATAGATGATTGGCGAGCCAAGCACGAAGGAGAGGGAGAGGGAGAGGGTGAGTTCAAGTGGGGTGAAGATGTCGACGCCCTGATCAAAAGGCTCATGGGTCAGGCTAACTACCTGCTCGACGTTCCAAGGGGCCTCACCGAGGAAGAGAGGGACGCCATTTACAACCGAGCCTTCGAAAAAATCAAGGGGGGAGAACGCCCGAGAATACAAGAGCTTGAGGACAGAATTTCCCGGATGGGTATGCTCGGGAGTCCTTTCGCCGAGCGGGAGATAGGCGGAGAAAAGAGGTTCACGGGTGAACTTCTTGCCGGGACGGGCCGGGACATTGAGATAGAAGAAACCGAAAGACGTTTCAGCGAGATGATGCAGACAACCCAGATGGCCCAACAGCTTACCGCTTTGGGCATGTCATCGGAACAGGCCGTTGAGGCGATCAATGCCGCAAGGCGGGGGGAAGGATCGGAGGCACTCAATCAACTCCTCTCTTATTTTGGGATGCTTTACGGTGGTCAAGACAACTCCTATATCCAGGCGATCTTAGCTCAACTCGCTCAAGGCGGAGGAGACCAAGGCTCCATCTGGGACTGGCTCCCTTACTTGCCGTATCTCCTGGGCCAGGGCCAGAAGTAGCAGGGAGGAGAACATGCCCGACTGGACGAGAACAAACCGATTCATGGGACAGTTCCTTCCTGCGCTTATGCAACAGAAGATGCAGCGGGAGACGGTTGAACACCAAGCAAAAACCTGGCTCGAAAAAACGCTTAGAGAGTATGCCGCTTACGGGGAAGAGCAGAAAAAAACAGGTCACCAGCAGCTTCTCAACGACCTCATCAGGAACATGACGGACCCCCGCTTCTTTGAGAAAAGAACCTATCCCGAGCGGCAGATGGGCGAGACCATAAAGCAGATCCTTCCGCCTGAGCTTCAGGGCCAGATCGGTTATCCCGAAGCGACGGATACGATGGGCGAATTGACGACGGCGGAAGGGGCCATGAAAAACATACTCATGAATGTCATGAGCGATGAATACCCCGACGAGGCCGACCTCGAGGCAGCCATCCGGGCGTTCGGCTATGAGGCCGTTCTTGAAAACATCAAGACAGTCTCGAAGAACATCGGTGAGAAGATGGACCGGGAAATGAGGGGAAGGGAGGCCACGATTCAGGAGAGTATTACGCCGATAAGAAAAGAAGAAGTCGGGGTCAGAAAGGGTGAGCTCGAGTTAGAAAAAACCGGGAAGCCGAAGAAAGGCGACGAGGCAAAACGGCTCAAAGAGCTTCAGGACGACATCGACTCGTTGTCAATCCACTATTACAAGGTCGGAATCCCGCCAGCAGAGAAAAGAACGGTCCGCAATCAAATCATGGATAAAGTCGACGAGGCCGCCAAGCTCAAGGAAAGGCTTGGGATTGAACCGGACCCGCGCTATAGGGCTATGGCAGAAGAACTCCAAAGAAGGGGATTCACCAGGGAGGACCTTATCTCAAACGCGCCGCTCATCAAGAAGCTCTCGGAGCAAGGGTATAGCAACTGGAAGGTATTGGAGTTTTTCTAAATGCCGCAGACCCAGGAGTTCGATTTTCTCGCCGGAGTGAAGCCGCTCAGCCAGCAGGGCAAGATCCCCCTGGTCGTGCCGCCGAGGCCGGAAGCCGTCTCCCCCCCGCAATTCAGCTTCCTTGACGACCTTACTCCACTTGGGGCAACGCCCGAGGAGAAGCCGAATATCTTGGAAAGAGTCAAGGGACTTGTCGGGGGCATAAAGGAAAAGTTTTCCAAGAAGGAGACGGAGGAGGAGAAAAGGTTTAGGGGAACACCCGAACAACCTGTTATGGCGGCGATGACGCCGAAGGAAACGGCCTCATTTGAAAGAGGGACGGTCCCCATCGCGCCGCGGCGGTTCCCCAAAGCTGAGGATCTTGAATATGGGAAGCTCGAACAACTTCTCGATATTCCCGGCCAATTCCTGACCAACTGGGTGAACATGCGGGCATTCGGGATCCCGGGCCTTATCCATGAGAAGTTGACGGGAGAAAAACTACCCGGGGCAAAAACGCCGGCTGCTGAAGTCGGCGGAGCGGGCGGTGCGCTTTATGGTCTTGCGAACTTCCCGGTCAAGGGCGTCGCCCTGGGGAAGGGATACGCGCCCTTTGAAGTCACAAGGGGCCTTGCTCAGCGCGTTCTGGGGAAGCCGATGAAAAATGTGGTGGGTAGGCTTGTCCAGAAGGCGGCAGAAAATGTCGCAACGCTCGGGCTCGGAATGGGGGCCGTCGAATGGCAGGGTCGCGATCCCCTCGAAGTCATCCAAAACAAACTCAGGGCAACGGGCAGCGGGGCGATCACAGGGCTTGTGTTCTCAGGTGCGGAATCCGTCAACTTCGCCAAGCTCTATCCCATGATAAATCATATTTTAAGGTTTGGGGTAGCCAGCGGAGTTCTGGACATGGCGCACGGCACTTCTCCGTTCGATGAACGGACCCTCTTTGAAAAGTCGTTTGACTACGGCCTGAACTGGATCTTTACGAAAGAAGGCGTAAGCCCAAAGGAATACAAAGCGTACTGGAAGCAGCTTAATAAAGAGCTTCTAAGGTTTAATTCGGAAGCGAAAGAGGACGGCATTGAGTTTCTAATGCCGACCGGGGAAGCCCTCAATGACCGCCTTACGGAGCTTGCGGGCGATCCCTCAAAATGGGCCGAGGCTCCGACCGCCAAGGTGGAACCAAAGGGGCTTCCCCAACCGGTCGGCTATGAAGTCACCCCGGGGGGAACGGCATATAGGCCGGGAGAAATGCCAGAAGCCGC